ATCCTCCGAACGGCAACAGCACCCAGGCCATGCCGATGTTGACGATTGCTGCGATTGCCAGCGCAGTAAGGACGATGGCAATCGTCAGTGCGTTTTCTGCGGTGGAGTGCATGTCAGGCCGCCAATTCTACGAGGTCTAGCCATTGGCAGCCGGGCGCATTCATCTCGATGAGGATTTGGACGACTGCCTCTGCAAATATTGATAGTTCCTCATCTCGCTTTTTGGCGGCGTAGGCGGCGGAGTCGGCGGTGGCGGCGGCGTAGGCGGCGGCGGAGTCGGCGGCGGCGGCGTAGGCGGCGTAGGCGGCGGCGGCGGCGGCGGCGGCGGCGTAGGCGGCGGCGGCGGCGTAGTCGGCGGCGGAGTCGGCGGCGGCGTAGGCGGCGGCGGAGGCGGCGGAGTCGGCGGTGGCGGCGGCGTAGGCGGCGGCGGAGTCGGCGGCGGCGGCGTAGGCGGCGGAGTCGGCGGAGTCGGCGTAGGCGTAGGCGGCGGCGGCCGTCTTCGCGTCGATCGCCGACGCTCTGTCTCCATTCTTTTCGCACTTTGCAGCCGCAGCGATCATCGCCGCTTTGTGCTCTGCGTTTTTGGCGACGCTTGCGGCAATTCTCATTGCGCGTGGAACTGTCGTTCTGATTGTGTAGTCACCGACGCGTCGTACAAACTCCCTATCATTGAGTAGGCCGTCGCTGCCAAGCTGGGCCAGAGCTAACCGGCGCAGACCGTTAGCCCGCGCCTGATTGGATGACCAATTCGCATCATTTAGCCGGATTTTCAGTGAGCGCAGCGATTGCGCAACGCACCCCGGCTCATCGCCGTGAGGTAGGCCAAGAGCAAAACAAACAGCGGCCTCGACGCACATTTGCCCGGGTGTTGGCTTGCCGACGCCAGCACACAGGCCGGCGTCGACAGTGTCGCGCACTTTGATAGCGATCTCTCTAGTGATTTGCATTTTCATTTCCCCTCGTTCATTTGCTCGTCGCGCCATTTCTCGTACAGTTCATCGGGGTCTGGTTCCGGGACCGATTCCTCGTAGTCGCGGGGGTCCGTGGTTTTCCAGTCGTCGTAATTGCGCGGGAGGAAGCGGCCCATGTCAGGACACCGTGACTTGTGCGGGCGCCTTGGCCTCGGCCGGCGCAGTAATGGCAATCTCGGTTATGTCTTGCTCGGGAGGCGAAACAGTCACGAGCATCTTGACAATGCGAATGGCCTCAAAGCCGTAGTTGTCTCGCAAATTGTCAGTTACGTCCGTGGCGGTCTCTGCGCTGATTTCGAAGTCCCCGCATTCGTTTACGGCAACAAAAATCTCGATTGTGATCGGTTCGCTCATTGTCGCCCCTCAGATTGCCAGCATCAACAGCGCCACGATCCCCGCGGCTGCGATGACGCACATGGCGATGATTGCGTTGCGGTCGTTCTCGTTGTGGAGGTCGCCGCGCATTTCTGCGGCTACCCGGTCCCAGGCTGCGGCGCGCTGTTCGTCGGTCATGGTGTGGCGTGTGTGCATGTTCTGTCCCCCTATTCGTGATAGGCCGCGACCACGTCGGCGCGGGTTTTGGCATTGACGATGAAATCGGAGTCAACGGACGAGCCGTCGGCGAAGGTCTTGCGGACAAATCCGGTGAGGTTGCCGTTGCCCTGCTTGCGGATCATTGGAACTGCCGACAGGAGCTTGGGCGCGCCGCCGAAGAAGTGGTTGATGTCTGCGGTGGTGAGGAAGTGCATGTCCGTCTCCCCGTTTCGATGGAGACGTTGTATCCACGTTTCGTGGAAACCGCAATAGGTCAATCCATAAAAAATGGATTTATTTTTGGGCGACGATCTTTGGCTTGGTGGCCCGCTTGTGCTCTAATTGCTTGAATTTGGCGCTGAAATCGGCCGGGAGAAGGTGCGACAACCTGCCGCGGTATATCCAATCCAGGGTCAGGCCGAACTCGTCGCAGAGCTTGCTGGCCACTTCTGGCGGGATCATATTGTCGGATGAGTCATTGAGATAATTATTGAATTTCGTGTAATTTTCGCCGGATTGCTCGCAAAATGCCTTTTGCGACACGCCCAGAGCTTCGAGCGCATCGCGGACCCGCTGCCTGACTTTCCCCCGGCTATCCACCTCCAAATTATGAGGCGGAATATGGCCGTCTTCTACCAACGTTTCATGGGAACTTGACTTATCCATGTTGCGTGGATATTCTCCGGCCATGCTCAATTCAGTCGAAAAAGTGATCTCGGAACTCGGCGGCACCTGCGCGGCGGCCAGGGTGGCTGGCATTTCGGCCCGCGCTGTCTCCAATTGGAAGGCGCGCGACCGGATACCAGCCAAGTTTTCTTTGATTGTGTCGGAGGCTTTGGGGCGTCGCGTCGATCCTCGTGTCTTTGGCGTGCGCATACCTGAGACCAGACGCCGATGACTACGCAACAGTACAACTTCACCCATTGTTCCCCCCGGAACTGTTCTGAACCGAACAGTAGCGGTGGTATTGTTGAGCCGTCAACTATGTTGTGTATAACCGTTTCGAATACTTATCAGAACACCATTCGTCGGAACATTAACACGCACAACACCAGTACAAATGCCGCGAAATACCAAGCGGCTGCTTTCTCTACAGTACGTATTCTCAAGTATCCCTCCATTCAACTCCGGGCGGCCCTACACCCCAGCCGCCGAGTTCGTGCGCCTGACCGTCGCGCCTCGGGGAAAGACGGTCACCTAATTTCAATTCGGCGGCGCTCCTGCCACGCTCTCATCCGCAGAGGTGAGGTGGGTCCACTGGTGACAATGGACTGGCCGCCGCCGAACCATATTCCAATTGCCGCTCGACTGCTTCCCTGTGGTCGGACCCAAGCGGCAGTGCGCGGGCTGGTCAGGCCGATCCATGGCGGAAGGCCAGCCCGTTACTCTTTCGTGAGGTAGCAGCATGAGCGCGCTCCATTGGTCGATTTATCTGGTTCTCATCGGCGTCGCCATATTCAGCGACGAACTGATGTCATGATTCATCCCGCCATGCGTCTTCGTGGTTGTCGTCGCATGGTGAACTCCGCGGGCATGTCCCGACAAGGCAACATGCCCGCGGCCTTTCTTCGTAATTGTTGCGTGATTGAAACTCCGTTGTTGTTGCGCTTGCCGCTGTAACGGTTTGCGCGAGTCTTTGTATCAGGGGTGCGGCGCAAATGCCGAGGGGCGTCCAAGTATCTGTTGCGTCTTCGTTTGTTTCCTCTGTGCCGTTGTCCATACCGGACAGTGACACAGGGGAGGTTGGATTGATTGCTCAAAACCGATCAATCGTTGAGGAGGCGAGAAATGCAGCAAGAGCGCTTGTTGATCGCGAGTCAAAGCACGGCGGTAGGATGGTCGCCTATCTACGGGTTGCTGCAATGGTCGGGACATCTGAAGTCTGGATCAGGAGATTTGTTAGCGGGTCGCCTGATGCTAGTCCCAACTTGGTCGTCGGCTTCAACATCCTTGAACAATATCGACGCATAGCAACTAAGCGAGAATAAAAAATTTTACCTCCAATCTAGGCCATCCCTCAGGACATCAACATGAAACTCGACGGACCAGTCTCAGACGCCAAGAAAAGCGTGTTCATCACCATATCGCCCCGCGACTGCAAGCGTGGGAACACAAAAGATCCAACGTCTTGCGCCGCTGCTCTGGCCTGCAAGCGAGAACTGCACGCCACCGAAACCCATATTCACGTCGGCCGCAGTTATCTCAAGATCGATGGCAAGTGGCTACGCTACCGCACGTCTCCAGCTCTCCGTTCTGAAATTATCGCATTCGATCGAGGCGGCGAGTTCAAGCCCGGCAAATACCTACTCAAGACAATTCCGCGCAAGGATGAAGGCATCAAGCGCACGAAGCCAAAAGGCACGAAGGACAAGCGTGTCAAGCTACGAGGCAAAAAGCGGCCCTATCACATTGTAACGGGCGTTCGCGAAACCGGCCACCGCACGGCGGCATGACATGCACTCCACCGCAGAAAACGCACTGACGATTGCCATCGTCCTTACTGCGCTGGCAATCGCAGCAATCGTCAACATCGGCATGGCCTGGGTGCTGTTGCCGTTCGGAGGATAGACCGATGGTCTCATTCGCAATTCACAACGTCAAAGGCATCAAGGCTGATCCGTGCGGAAATTGGGTCACGATCGATGTCGACAACGGACCAATGCCTGCGGAAATCACGCTGTTTTTCACCGATATGCGAATGGCCCACGCAATCCGGCTGGCCCACGGTAGCGACGAGTAAAAATGAAGTCTGGTCAATAGTGCACACGGGGTGAAAAAATGTCGATGGCAACAGAAACGAGTCCAACGGCACGGCAGTTGATGGCGGACGCTATAGCGCGACGAAAGCGCATGATGCCGAGGCCATCGCCAAAACCCGCCATCATTGTGGCGGCAGCGCCGGAGCCAAAAGACATTCCCGCGGAAGTCCAACCTATCGAACCCGTTCCGGTTCCTGCAGTAGAGAAAGAAAGACCATACGCAAGATGGTCATTTGTCGTCGACCATTTGCACGGAGCCAACGAAACGTCGGAAGTCCCGCTTCCATCGCTCACGCATATCAAGACGATTGTCGCCAAACATTTCAATGTCAGCATTCTCGACATGGAGTCAGCGCGGCGCACCAAGGAGGTCGTCTGGCCCCGACAGATAGCGACCTATCTCTGCGCGACCATGACACGCCGATCTCTCCCCGCAATCGGCAGAGCGTTCGGCGGTCGAGACCACACGACTTCGCTGAGTTCGAAGCGAAAGATCACTAGGCTTGCAGCCGCAGATAATCGGCTTTGCGAAGAACTAGAAGCATTGAAAAAGAAAATACTGGAGGCAGCATGAAGCGCCCGCGCCGCCAACCCGAAGCCCAGATACAGACCGCGCTGTGCAACCATCTGCGCTGGCGGGCCCGGCGCGACTGCTTTTGGTTCCACGTCCCCAATGGTGGGAAACGAGACGCAATCGAGGCTCGCCACCTGAAAGACCAGGGCGTCCGTACGGGCGTCCCTGACGTGATTTTAATCTGCGGGGGGCGGACCTACGGCCTGGAGCTGAAAGCCGACCAGGGCCGTGTTTCTGTGGCGCAGAAGGCCACTCAAATCGAGATGGAAATGGCAGGGGCGGCAGTGGCTACGGCTTACGGGCTGGATGCCGCTCTGGCCCAGGTCGAAGCATGGGGACTGATGAGATGAAAAACAACGTCATACCTGAATTTGTAGAGCGTATCGAGAATCTGGAGCAATCCAAGCGCGACCTCACTGCGGATATCAAGGATATCTACGCCGAGGCCAAGGGGAAAGACATCGACGTGAAGGCGCTGCGCCGCGTCATTGCGCTGCGTCGGCAAGACCGAAATGAACGCGAGGCCCTACAGGAGACCGTCGAGCAATACATGCATGCGCTGGGCGACCTCGCAGGGACTCCGCTTGGGACTGCGGCAGTCGAGAGGCGGGCGCGCGCATAATGGCTATCAAGATTTCGGCGGTCCTTCGTGAGTTGATAGCCCTCGGTCTGGCGGGCGAAGCTCTCGTTGCTGCCGTCGAACGCATTGAAGGCGGATCATCCGCTCGATCGGCGGCGGCCGAACGCCAAGCCCGCTACCGTGCGCGCGTGGCGTCCCGTGATGCCGTCGACGTAACGAACGTTACGGGTGACGCCGTTACGTCACGTGACGTAACGCGTAACGACCCTTCTTCTTTCTTTTATAAGAAAGAGTCTATCAATGAAGAAAAAAAAGAAGAAAGAGAGACTGAGAATACGCGCGCGCGAGGCGATTTCGACGAGTTTTGGGATGTTTTCCCGAACAAGGTCGGAAAACAGGCCGCAAAGACGGCATTCGATAAGGTTCGCAAGACCCATAACGTAACGATCGACGTGATGATGTCGGCGTTACGCCGTTACGTCACCAAAACCGACGATCGACCGTGGTGCAACCCGGCCACCTGGCTCAACCAGGGGCGCTGGGAAGATCAACCTGCCGAGGTGAAAAGTGGAAAATCAGCAATTGCCGCCGCCGACCGACTCATCGACAAGCTCGGCGGAATGGAAGCCGCCAATGCCTACGTCCCCGGCTCCAGCGGCCCCGCACCGCTCCGCGTGGATTTCTGGGAGGGCTCGCCAAGTCCTAAGCTCATATCGTCGCGATGATTTTGCCAATCCTGACGAGTTCCTGCTCCAGCTTGGGATGGTTCTGGAGCGCTATCCTGACAACATCATTGACTACGCTACCAATCCGATAAGCGGCATCCAACGCAAATCGGATTGGCCGCCGACGATCAAACAGATTGCCGACCATTGCGACGCCGAGGTCCAGCGGCTTGCTACCATCAAGAAATATCGGGAATTGGGTGCAGCACAGCATATGGCGCCGACGCCGCGCGAACCGATAACATTCGGGGAAATGGTCGCAAAGTACGGGCGGCCACTCGGCCCTTTCGAGCGCGGGACATCCTACGAGCAATACGCTGGCCGCCGAACCGAAATGCAGCGCGCGACGGAGTTCAAGCGAATGACGGCCGAGGACTTGCTTAAAATGTACCCAAAAAACAGTGACGCTGCACTAAATACGGGGGCCGAAGATGACAGAACTCGATGAACTGGACGAGATTAATCTCAATTACGAGTCGAATGCGACCAGGAAGCAACGGCGGGCCGGCCGCAACAGGGTTCTGGGCAGCACGGAGAAGGCTGGCAAGCGCCAGAGATGGCGGCGGCAACTGAGCGCCGAGCGGGCAATTGACAACAGAAAACGGCAACAGCGGGTGTCCAAATGAGCCGCGCCGGCCGCAAGCGCGCAGCAGCACTGCGCAAATCCCAAATCCCGATTGCCCACCCTACTGAGCCGGTCCGATCGCCAAACGAGGTGGCCAGGTCGCAGCCCCACCGCATGAGGCTGTACGAGGACGCGTGTGACGATGCGCGGTGCGCCACGCCGTTCGGCCAGCTCAACTGGATGGGAGCTATCCCAGACGACCTATTTCGTGTCGGCCAGGATTTTGCCGCGGTCGTCCGTCGTTGGCGAGAATGCTATGGCCCGCGCATGGCACCATCCATTGCCGGCGTAGGCCAGCCGGGAGGCGGCACGGGAGCCGAAATCGGGGATGCCGCAGAGAGGCGGGCCGAATACGATAACGCGATGGGCGGCCTCGCCAAGGCCAGCAAACAGGCACGAGCGACAACGCTATGGGTCGTGGTCGAGGGCGGGCGGGTGCCAGCCAAGGGGTTCGCCGCGCTCATGGATGGGCTGCGGGCGCTGAAAGTGGAGGGAAGGCAATGAAGCTCGGACCAACCGGAAAATTTCCGCGAGGAATGCTCGGCCCGTCAGACGATGGGGAACTGCGCATGCACTATGGCGAGCGTCCGCTGCGTCCAGCCCCGCTCATCCAAAAGGGCCTGGATAAATTGGCCGGGCGAGCGAAATGTCTTGGCGTCTAAGGTCATAGACTCAATATACCAGATTTGCGTAAATATGCAAACTGACCTATTATGCTTGACTTAAGTTCATTTGAGTGTATTTTACCGTTATATATGAACAAGCTGGACGCCAACGCCCGTGCCCAAATTATCCACCTTCTTTGTGAGGGTATGGCGATCCGCGCCATTACCCGAACTACTGGCGCCATTAGAAATTATGAATGTTGGCGGTAGCGGCGGCTGACCCTATTGACAAATCACGCAAATCGTCCGATACAACAATTTATGGGTGCGGTGTCGCGCCCGAACCAAGCCAAATCGAGAATGACCATGGCCCCCGATGACCCGACGAGATGTCCAGTAACGGATGAGGCCGTTCTTGGGGTGACTGCCGAAGCCTAGAAAGTACGAGAAAAGAAACGTGACGGCCAAAAAGCGTAAGGTGTCACCCAAAAGCCTCGCCAACTTGAAGCCGTTCAAGGCCGGAAATCCAGGGCGCCCGAAGGGAAGCCGCAATCTTCTCGACACGTCATTTGTCGAGGCGCTCTACGCAGATTTCCAAAAGCATGGCCCGTCTGCGATCGTCGACTGCCGCGAGACAAATTCGGCGGCCTACCTCAAAACGATTGCATCCATCCTGCCCAAGGACGTGAACGTTTCCGTAAACGCGTCAGAGACCTTTGAGCGACTACTGAGAGCGATATCTGATGGCACTGCCGCTACTGCGGGAGACGTGGGAGAAGGCATACCTTCGGAGCCGGGACAACCCGTTACTGTTCGTCACTGATGTCCTCGGTGTCCAGCCCGAGGTGTGGCAGCGTGATGCGTTGTTGGCTGTTGCGGCAAAGAGCCGGGTTTCGATTCGGTCGGGCCATGGTGTCGGCAAGACCACGTTCTTCGCCTGGCTGGTACTGTGGTTTTTGCTGACGCGGGACGACACTAAAATCCCGGTGACGGCAAATAGTCAGGACCAGCTACGGGATACGGTCTGGCCGGAGATTGCCAAGTGGTGGCGGCATCTCCCGCCGTTGCTCAAGGACCAAATCGAGGTACAGGCTGAGCGTGTCGTCAGGGTGGCGAGCCCGGAAAGCAATTTCGCCGTCCAGCGCACGGCATCGCGCCATAATCCAGAGGCTCTACAAGGCTTCCATGCCAAGCACCTTCTGTTCTTGGTGGATGAGGCTTCGGGCATTGAAGACGTGGTTTTCGAGGTAGGTGCCGGTGCATTGTCGACTGAGGGCGCCAAGGCCGTCTTGGCCGGCAACCCAACGCGATCGAGCGGATTCTTCTTCGACACGCACAATCGCTTGCGGGACCGCTGGCATACCATGCGGGTCAACAGCGAGGACGTGCAGCGCGCACGAGGCCACATTGACGATATCATCGCTCGATACGGCAAGGACTCGAATGCCTACCGCGTCAGGGTTTTGGGGGAGTTTCCGACTGCTGACGACGAAGCCGTTATCCCTCTTGAGTCGATACTTTCGGCTGTCAATCGCGGTGTTCATCCTCTTGGCTATCTGCCTGTGTGGGGTCTTGATGTGGCCCGTTTCGGCGATGATCGGACTGCTCTGGCGAAGCGTGAGTCAAATTGTCTCATCGAACCGATTATCTGGTGGCACGGCCTCGACCTGATGCAGACGGTTGGACGAGTGCAGCAAATATACGAGCGCACACCAATACCACGGCGGCCGGCAGAGATACTGATTGATTCGGTCGGTATGGGTTCAGGCGTGCTTGATAGGGCACTGGAGATTGGTTTGCCTGCCCGTGGCGTCAACGTGGGTGAAGGCGCGGCATCTGCGGCCCATTATCAACGATTGCGCGATGAGCTTTGGTTTCAGGGCCGGGAATGGTTCGCCAGCAAGGACGTGAGCATTCCGGCTGGGTGTGATGACCTGATCAGTGAGTTGTCAGCGCCGCTCTACACCTTTTCATCGACGGGCAAAATCGTGGTCGAATCCAAGGACGAGCTCAAAAAGCGAGGGCTGCGCAGCCCAGACTTAGCTGACGCCTTCCTACTGACCTTCGCGGCCGGCATTCCGTCACGCTTCGACGATGACTATGACGACGACAGCCGCAACTACGGCCGATCGTCCGTCACGGGGTACTGATGTGGTTTGGGCCATCGCGATCGTATGCATATCCCTGTCATGCGAGCGCATACCGGACCTTGCCGGTTGGTTCGACGAACATGATGAATGCATAGAGCCGCGGGGCTTGCTCTGGGTCATATGTCCTGAGTTCTCCCGTCGCTGACGGGTTGCCGCGCAATGCGCAACGATCGCCTCTGTCCGGCAAGTTCGGCGGTGTCTTTTTGACTTTCATGGTCTCAAAATAACATGGCCTACGACGCCTCGTCCATCGCCAAGTCTGGCCGGCGGACGCCCCCTCTTGCCTCTGTCCTGACGAAGCTGACGAATTACGTCGCATCGCAGAACATTGCCAAGGGCTTGACGGCCGAGCAACTCGAGAAAATAGGATACGACGTCGAGCGCGAATACAAGATCGACAAACAATCGCGTGAGGATTGGGAAAAGTCCGCGCTGAAGGCTATGGACGTGGCCTTGCAGGTCCGTCAGCCGAAGAATTACCCATTCGAAGGCGCAGCCAACGTCAAATATCCGCTGGTCACGGTTGCTGCGCTGCAGTTCGGCGCCCGCGCTTATCCGGCCATCATCGACGGAAACCGTGTCGTTAAGTGCCAGGTCATTGGATCTGACGAAGGCCAGCCGAAAATCGATCCACAGACCGGCCAGCCTACCATGCAGATGGACCCGCAGACGGGTCAACCGGTGCAGGGTCCGAACGGTCAGCCCGTCATTCAGTGGCAAGTGCCACCTGGGGCCAAGCGTGAGCGTGCAGACCGCATCAGCGAGCACATGAGTTACCAACTCCTCAACGAGATGGAGGAGTGGGAGGAAGACACCGACGTTCTGCTGCACCACATCCCGATCGTCGGGTGTGCATTCCGCAAGGTCTGGCGCAGCGAGGAATTGGGCCGCAACAAGGCCGAGATGGTGCCGGCGGTCGATCTGGTCGTGAACCAGAAGACCAAGGCTTTGGCAACCACGCCACGCGTCACCCACTGCCTGACGTTCTACCAGCAGGAGATCGACGAGAAAGTCCTGGCCGGTATTTGGCTGGACATCGATCTGCCGCAACCGACCGACGCGGGTGAGGATAATGACGCGCCGCACAAATTCATCGAGCAGCATCGATATCTCGATCTCGACGAAGACGGCTATCGCGAGCCGTATATCGTTACTGTGCACGAGGAATCGTGTAAGGTAGTCCGCATCGTCGCGAACTATCGAATGGAGGATGTGAAGTACGATGATAAGCGGGTCACGCGTATTCCGAAGGCTCAATATTTCGTCAAGTACTCGTTTATTCCTGATCCGCGAGGTGGATTTTACGACATCGGGTTTGGAAGGCTTTTGGAAAGCCTATCGGAGACCATCGACACAACCCTCAATCAGATGCTCGACGCCGGTCATCTATCCGTCGCCGGAGGGGGGTTTATTGGATCAGGTGTACGCTTCAAGAAGGGAAAAGTTCAAGTCAGCCCCGGCAAGTATGAAGTCGTAAGCGTCACTGGGTCAATCAAAGATCAAATCCACGCGCACCAATTCCCCGAGCCATCGCCCGTCCTGTTCAATCTGCTCGGCATGATGATTGAGGCCGCCAAGGACATCACGGCGGTCAAGGATATCCTCACCGGCGACAGCGGCACGAAGGGTGTGCAGACCGCGACGACGACGCTGGCGCTCATCGAGCAAGGGCTGAAGGTATTCACGGCCATTTACAAACGCATTTACCGCGCACTCAAGGCTGAGTTCAAACTGCTCTACATGCTCAATGCGCAGTTCTTGGACGAAAAATCCTATTACATGGTCATGGATACGCAGAAGGCCGTGTCCAGAGCCGACTACAATTCGAAAGACCATGACGTTGTGCCAGTCAGTGACCCGAAAATGGTCACCGACATGCAAAGGGGCGCAAAGGCCCAGGTGCTCATGTCGCTGTCCGAGCACCCCGCGATCGGCCCGGTATTCAATCCTCGTGAAGTGGCAAAGGACGTTTGCGCAGCGACAGGGATTGAGAATGCCGAACGACTGATGAAGCCAGAGGTCAACGGACCGAGCCCGCAAGAACAGATAGCCATGCAAAACGCCTTGGCCGAGGTCGACGAGAAGAAATCGAAGGCCGAGCTGAACCGCGCCAGCGCCACGGCGGCCGAGGCAAACGCGGCCAAGTCTCTTGTCGACGCGCAATTGGCTCCTGTTGCTGCGGCGCACAAGATGGAGCACGACAATGCTACGCTCGTGCACGGTGCGCGCAAGGATCATCACGGCATGATCATGGCTGAGAACTCGGCGGCTACCGCTGCGGCTGGGCATGACTTGAGCCTTGCCGGTCATATGCATGATCGCGCTGTAGCGGCGGACGATAGTCAGCAGCGTCGTGAGGAATCGGCAATTGCAGCGGCAACGGCTGCCCAAGACGCCGAAACCAAGTCCGAGGTCGAGTAATGGGGAACCTTGCCCAATCCGACGCTCTTGGCATGGCAAATGAGGCCATCGGCCAGGTGAATTGGGACGCGCTGCATGCGCGGTCGCAGGCTGCGTTTGATGCGGTGCATCGTGGATCTAGCCTAGCGCTGCAGTCTGGACTGTACGGGACACCTCCCGATCGGCCGGACATGACGCGGGCATTACCGAATTACGAACAGCGTGATCCGAACGAATTGGCCATGCTTCGCCACCGCGAAATGGTGCGGCCGAACGCAGGGCGCGGCGACTTCACGCCGGAGCACATTGCCAATATGGCGACTACGGCTACGATGTTTTCTCCTCTTGGGGCTAGTCGGGCTGTGGGGGCGGTGCTGGCTCCTGAATTCATGGCTGGGCGCGCTATAGCAGCGGGCACGCATATGGCCGCACAGGCAGCGCCGCGGGCGACTACGGCGGCATTGGCGACGGGGGCGGTGCTGGCGCCGTCCATGACAGAGGGGGCCGAGAACCAACAGGCCTCGCTGCCGAAAGACTCGCAGGGCATCAAGGAACTTCAGACCAAGCTGAAGGATGCTGGGCTTTATCGCGGAGAGATCGATGGCATTATGAGGCCGGGTGGACCGACAGAGCAGGCGCTGCAGAAGTTTAGGGAAATCGAGGCCACCAATCGCGCGGAAGAACTGAAGCGGCAAGAACTGCAGACACAGCAGGGCGCGAATGCTGCAGCCCTTGAGACGGCAAGAGCTAACCAATCGGCGGCCGCCGCTCAAATCGAAGCTGCCAGGCTCAGAGCCGAAAAGGACGCCGCGGACTTGGCTCGCAGGCAGGAAGCCGACCAACGTTTACGCGATATTGACAAGGACATGTCTCCGGCGAGCCGGATCATGCGCGATTATTCCGGTCCGGCTGGTATCGTTCTAGGCGCGGCGGCGGGTTCTGCTGGACGATGGCTGACTCAGTCGAAGGCGGACAAGGCAATAAAAGAAACAGCAAAGGCCGGAAACGCGATCATGGCCGAGGATGTGGCTGCCGGCAAGAAGGGAGCGGACGCCGCTCTCGCCCGCGCCACTCGTGCAAATGCGTTCTGGCAGCAGGGCGGCGCGAAGGAAGTGCCATTCCTGCTTGAGCCTGGGAAGGCTCCAGGTTTTGCAGTCAACCCGAAGGCAACGCCGCTCAACAATACTTACAGCCCGCAAATCCATCCCGCCGTTGAGGTAGCAGCGGCCGCGCCGGCGGCGCTCGAATGGGGGATTTCAAATCACTACAAGCAAAAGTGGGAAGCGGAACTATCTGACGCCATAAAGGCGTATGACGAGAATCCGAGCGAGGTCAATATCCAGCGCATCACGAAGGCAAAGGATAATGTTGGCCTATTCACCGGGCTTGAACGGTTCGGCCAGACGGCGCTTGGCGTGCAGGCCGTTGGTGCGGTCGGCTCCAGATATATGAACAAAGGGCCAGACATGCGCCCCAGAATGCAGCCTGCAGAAGCGGAGCAAGGATCGCTGCAGAAAGTATTGCGTGACGCCCAAGCACGCATTGATGCGGCCGCCGAGAAGGTCGCGCGCAAAGCCGGCGGTAAGACGCCAACAGTCCTTGAGCAGAGGGCGGCTGAATTGGCTGCCGGTGTTGGCCCGCCGCCGCCCGCGATTGTTGGCTCTGCAGCATGGAAGGCGCGGCAGACCAAATGATTGAGCGCGAAGACTTCAACTCATGGCTGGACAATCCGATTACCGTCCATGTGTTCCGCGAGCTGAAAAAGGTAGCCGACAAAGCCAAAGAGAAATGGGTCACCGCGTCCTGGGATCAGGGCGAGACCGATCCTGTGTTGCTCGCCGATCTCCGAGCAAGAGCCGAGACAATAAACGATCTCATCACAGTGAGTTACGAGGACATAGATGACAGCGGCAGTAGCGAAGCTAAAGACGCCACAAAAGGCGGCTGATAATCCAAGCGGCATTATGCCGACCGAGTATAAAATATTGGTTGCGCCAAAGCTGACGGCCAACAAGACGGCCGGCGGGATCATCCTCCCCGACGACACCAAAGAACGCGACCAACACGCCCAGATGGAGGGCACGATTGTTGCCGTATCTCCGTTGGCGTTCTCTTATGACAACTGGAAAGACGCGAGTCCGCCGAAAGTAGGGGACCGCATCCTATTTGCCAAATACAGCGGGGCCGTAGTCAAGGGCCGCGATGGTGTCGACTATCGTATTATCAACGACAAGGATTGCGCTGCGGTTCTCACATGACCACGGCCGACAACATCCGCTGGGAAATAAAGCAGCGCACCGACCGCATAGCCGAAGCTACCAAGAGCATCGGCAACCTCACACGGCATGTCGCGCTGCTCAAGGATGAGCAGACGAGACTGCAGCAGGAAGCGAAGACCTTGCGCGCCGACCTGCTGAAAATTGAGCCAACAAAGGAGATATCGCTATGATCACGCCGACAGTTGGAAGGATCGTCTGGTATCACCGCGAAGATACCGATCCAGGAACATCGACCGACGAAACGCCGAATGCGGCTATCGTCGCTCACGTACAATCCGACACATGCGTCAACTTGTTCGTCGTCGACTCAAGCGGCTGCGGGTTCTCACGGTCTGACGTGCCCCTCGTCCAGGACGGTGAAACACCGCCACAGGGCCGGTATTGCGAATGGATGCCATACCAGAAGGGCCAAGCCGCGAAGACCGAAGCGCTGGAGGCTGAAAAAGCAGCCAAGCACGAAGATGTCGCAGAGCCAGAGCCTAAACCTCACCACAAGAAACACGGCCATAAGTAAAGGACGGTGAAGGTGGATTTGAACCACTGCCCGGTAGCAGGAACAATGAGCCGGGCCGAGTTGATCTAGGGCTACTAACTCCCATCTCGGTGGCTACCATAGCCACCACTCATCATCGCCAATCTAAAACTACGACAGAGCAAGCAGAACGTCAAACCGCCCAGCCATCGCGCTGGGTTTTTAATTGAGGAAAGAGCAAAAATGAAGAACGATGTAGAGAAACCCAGTGATATTAACTTTCTTCGCGGCGTAGAGTTGCGCCGTTGGTGCGTCGAAAAGGCTATTGGCTGGCCAACCGTAGCATGTCCAAAAGATGAAGATGTAATCGCCCGTGCCGAAAAACTCTATGAATGGGTGACGAAATGAGTGGCACCGACGCAGAAGACGAAGATGCAGGCGGTGCACCATCCGGTGAGGCTGATGCCGATACGATCGCACGCGCGACCGAGATGGGCTGGGTAAGCCCAGAGAATTGGAAGGGCACACCGCCCAAGGCTGGTTTTCTCGACCCGGCAGAGTTCGTTCGCCGGGGCGAAAAGGTCATGCCGCTCATCAATGCGAGGGCGCGTAAGGCCGAGGAACGGGTTGCTGCGCTTGAGACTGAGCTGGCCACAACGCGGTCAGAGCACCGCGCCAACCTTGACCGCATCGAGCGCATGTCGCGGGCAACGCTGGAAAACCAGCGCGCGCAACTTGAAGCCAGGTACGATGCTGCCAAGCAATATGCCGTCGAAACTGGCGACAAAGCGGCATATCAGGAGGCGGTAAAGCAAGAGAAGGAAGCCACCAAGGCATTCGACGAGCGTGCGGCTGAGGTCGAGAAGCCCAAGAATGGTGACGACAAGCCGACCGCACTGCCGAAGAACGTGCAGGAAACGATCGACGCGTGGCTGACCGACAATACGTGGTTCAATTCCGACCCGGAGCTGAATGCACTTGCCAACGTGCATCATCAATATCTGATCAAGAACCAGCCTGGCCTGACGTTGGCGCAGAACCTCGACAAGGTCCGCGACTACGTCAAGAAACGGTTCCCCGACAAGTTTGGCGACGGCGGAAAAGAGGACGACGAGGAGCCTGTGCGCGGGTCACGCGTGGAAGGTTCGGCGCGCGTCGGCGGCGGCCGGGGCTCGAAATGGTCCCAAGTGCCTGATGCTGATCGCAAGCTCGCCGAGAACGCAGGGCATCTGCCCTACTATCTCGAAAAGGGCGAGACCATGGAAAAGGACATCGGCAAGGCGCGCGAGCGCTGGGCCGCGAAGTATTTGGAGAGCTAGGAATACATGACCGACACAACAAACACAGACCGTCGCCGACCGGACAACCGACAACAGGCGGCGCTCGGCCCTATGCTGGGCCAAGCCGCACCAACTGCGCGCCAAGCCGAGACCCAACAGACGCGGCGGCGCCGCGAAGGGCTCGGGCCAGAGCGCAATCTGAAAATGCACGTCCCAGGCCACGACAGCGATCCCAACTGGGTCTACCGCTACGCCAACGACAGGCCAGGACGTATCCATCAATTGACCGTCGATGATGACTGGGAGCCTGCGCCAAATCAGCGCGGCGCGGCAGGTCACGAGGCAGCTATCGGCACGGGCACAGAGCGCGTAGTCGATAAATACACGGGCGAGCGAGCAATCCTACTGAGGAAGCCGAGGAAGTATCACGAGGCCGATGAAGCGGCCAAGGAACAAGAGAGAAAGAAGGGTGACGCGACTTTGAGGCGCGGCCCGCTGCCATCCCCCAACGGGGCCGCCGAGCAAACCTATGTGCCAGGCGGACGGAACATCATCAACGGGCAGTAGCCCGCCCCATTCACAATTAGGAGGCCAAATTGGCAAATTCCAACGCGCCTTTCGGGCTGCGCCCTGTTCGAACTCTGAACGGTGCCCCATGGAACGGTGCTGTCAATCTCTACTTCGCGACCGGCGCGACCGGTGTCATCGCGCCGGGTGACCCGGTCGTAAATCGCGGCACTTGCAACACCGTCAGCTTCGGCGGGTTTGAACCTGGCATGTTGCCGGAATGCGGCATCGCTTCGGCTGGCGCGTCGAACGTCATCACGGGTGTTTGCGTGTCGGTTCTGCCGGTCACGCGCGACAGTCTGCCGTATCGAGAAACGTCAACCGATCGCATCATCGCGGTTGCCGACGATCCACAGTTGATTTTCCACTGTCAGGAAAATTCGGGCGGTGCGGCATTCGCGGCCGTCGATCAGGGCCGCTTTGCGGTTCTCGCTGCGGGCACGGCCTCGACCGTCACCGGCCGTTCGGCGTGGGTCATCGACACTGGTACGGCGACAAACACGACCGTCACGTTCCAGGTTCTGTTGATGAGGTACGCCAACGTGCCGAGCAATGCGATCGGCACCAACGCCGTCTGGGAAGTCATGCTTCTCAATCACCAGTATGCCGCGCTGTCCAATGCCGGCCGCTTCACCCCGGTCTAACCGGCTCACACACACTCAACATTAAAGGAGCCATCACATGGCTGGAGTTATTGGTACCGGGAATCATCCCAAAGCCTTATGGCCTTTGCATTAAGGGCCTCGTTGTAGTAATATAACGAGATAACGCATTTAACTGCTGGAAACTCCCGCCGGGACAATCAGCAGCCAAGGCAGCAATGACCAAACTGATCATCTACTCAATCCTGAATCTGAAAAACGGCAAACGGTACATTGGCCAGACGTGCCAAGGTCTCGCCCGCCGCAAGGGTGAGCATATGCATCGGTTTAACCTTGGTGAAAGGGACCACAAGTTATATCAGGCGATGCGCAAACACGGCGTGAAGAATTTCAAGTTTGAGGTTCTGTGCAGCGTCCTGAAGCCGGAATATCTTGATCAGATGGAAGTGCACTTCATTGAGGAGTACAATTCTTTCCATCGCGGCTACAATATGACTTGTGGTGGTGAGACTGCATCGCAGGAGACTAGGCAAAAAATCAGCGCGGCCCTTACCGGCCGCAAAATTTTATGGGCTGACAAATTGTGGCTTACTCGCCGCAACAACCCGGATGCCAAGCAGCCAAAGGACTACGTTGCGAAGGGTGCTAACAACACCCAAGCAAAGTCTTATTTGGTCCGTCTTCCCGACGGCGAAGAACGCCGCGTGAAGGGACTCAATCAGTTCTGCAAAGAGAACGGGTTGAGTTTTCCGCTCATGCTGGCGACGCTCAAGGGCGTGCAGACTCATCACAAGGGACACTTATTGCTCGCAAGGTTCAACGACTAGAGCTTCGGCTCGTACACCCAAGCGGGTGGAAATGGTGCGGGTCCTGTTTTCCCGACAGGATCAAGATATAGCCTAATCTGCATGGCAACATGCAGCGGCCGGAAACGGCGGGCGCGGAGTAGCGAACCGCGTTGAATATAAATGGGAATGCATGCCTTCTTCGGGGCTACCTACAAGGAGCACCCGGAGGAATACTCGGACATCTTCGACGTGGATACATCGTCGAAGAATTACGAGGAAGACACCAAGATCACAGGCTTTGGCCTGGCACCAATGAAGACCGAGGGCGGTTCGGTTGAGTACGATACCGAATCCCAGGGCTTCACCAAGCGCTACACGCACAACGTCTATGGCCTTGGTTATCAGGTCACCGAGGAAGAACAGGAAGACGGTCAATACGAGATCGTTAGCAAGCGTCGCATCAAGCGCCTAGCGTTCTCTATGCGTCAGACCGTCGAGACCGTCGCGGCGAACGTGCTCAACCGCGGCTACACCTCCGGCTATACTGGCGGCGACGGGTCGATCCTGTTCGCCACCACGCATTCGTCGATCAATGGCAACTATGCCAACATGATCACGGCTGCGGACTTCAGCGAGGCTGCCCTTGAAGACATGTGCGTTCTGATCGGGCAGGCCAAGAACGATCGCGGCCTGCCCATCGGACTGCGCCCAATGAAGCTGATTTACCCGGTCAATATCCAGTTCGATGTTGCTCGGGTACTCAAGAGCGAACTAACCCCAGGCACGACCAACAATGCCGTGAATGCGGTGCGCCTCGTCGGCGTCAAGCCGGTCATGAACCACTACCTGAGCGACACTGATGCATGGTTCGTCAAGACCGACTGCCCGAACGGGCTGACCTTCTTCAATCGTCGTGAGATGAAATTCGCTCAAGACAATGATCACGATACTGGGAACGCCAAGGCCAAGGTCACGCGGCGCTTCTCGGTCGGTTGGACAGACCCGTTAGGTTGCTTCGGCAGCGCGGGGGCTTAGTAACAGAGTTTCAGTCGGCGGCGTGGAAAGCAGACACGCAATCTAAATGGCGGCGCTGTGGTGGCGCCCAAGTGGCGACGATGGTCCCCGTGACTAGGCCACGGCCTGCCAACCTCACCAGGGTTGGCTTGCAGAAGGGGGCCAGCCGGAGTAGCGACCGGCCCGACTGAATTCATCCATCACCTCACCTTCGGAAATCCACAACTGGCCCTCACGGGTCGAAGCGGAGGCTTCACAAATGGCTCTAAATGCACTCTCAAGCTACCCGGAAGGATTCGCCGGCGGCGTTGTCATCACTGGCCGGCCGCTCGTCGCGGACTTCGGCGGTAATGTCTTCTGGGTCAATTCGGCAACAGGTTCCGATGGCGGCAAGGGAACGCGCGAGCGTCCATTCGCTACCATCGCATACGCGATCAGCCGTTGCACGGCCAATCAGGGCGACACAATCCTGTGCGCGCCAGGACACGCTGAAACGATCACATCGTCAGCCCTTGCATGCAGCACTGCCGGGGTGAATATCGTTGGAATCGGAGTTGGTGCAGCAAAGCCTACTCTTACCTTCACGGCTACCAGCTCGCGCATCAATGTCACTGCAGCGAACTGCATGTGGAAAAACTTCCGCTGGACGGCGGGCGTTGGCGACGTTGTAACGGCGGTTTTGCATGCTACTGCGGCGCAAAACACGCAATATCTTGATATCGAGTTCTTCGCGACTTCGACGTTCAACTTCATCAATTGTTACACCCTTGGGGCGGCCAATATTTCGGACGGTTGCCGATGGGAGCGTAACTATCTGAGGACGGCGGATGCCGGGCAGCTCGCGCTTGTTATTACCGCAGCGGCACATAATGATTTGAAGTTCTATGGCAACTATGTGTCGCATGCGGCGACAGCGGCCGGCCTATTGACCGCTGGCGCTGCGGATTTATTGGGATTGGACGTTCGCGGCAACTTTGTCCAAACAGGTCAGACTGACGGCGCTGTTGGTGTCCTGGTTATCACAACGTCAACAGCATCAAGCGGAATGCTTGTTGATAACGATATGAAAACGGCAGATGCCGCCGCCAACGTGGCGATCCCGATTGCGTCGAAAGTCTACGCAGCCCGCAACTACATCGCCGGTGCTGATGAGGTCGGAACTGTCGTTGCCGTTGGCACACTGTTCGACAACACCTAATCCATCTCAATCCTTCATCATCACTTTCAGGAGGCCATACAATGGCTATCTCAGGCGGAAAATATGCAACGGAAGTGGCCCTGGGCAGGGTCTTCATCGGCAACACGGCGGCGGCAGGCGTTGCGGTCCCAGTCGAGACCGGAACGGCGGTGACGTTCGGGCTCTGGAATACCAGCACGACAAAATACGCAATCCCGCTCTGGCTCTCGATGGCCTATGTATCGGGTACGATCACGATCGGCGGGTTTGTGATCGTCAACCAGTATTGCGGGTTTGCGCTAGCAACCGCGGCGCCACTCTCGGCATGGACCGATGCGACGCCAAAGAATGCCCTACTCGGCAATGGCACCGCATCGGCAATGCGGTTCACCGGGTCGACAGCAACGCTCACCGCCGGCGGCACGCGCGCTTATAGCCTTGGCTTCGGCCAGCAGATCGCTACCGCTGGACCTGGCTTTGGTCAGTCATCCCACGACTTTGAGGGCCGTTTGATTGTTCCGCCGGGACAGATGATATTCCTCGGCGAGACCATCGTCACCACAGCGCTGTACAACGTTTGTATGGCATGGGCTGAAGTGGACATCCCGCGGTAAGGCCCAACAGGAGGGCCGCACCATGGCTGTGGTTATCACTTCGCAGGTCTTGTATGACGGGGTTCGCAATCTCGTCATGCAGGTCCAAGGCGTCAGCGACGGCACCAATGATACGGTGCCGATCGTGCATCTGGCTGACCTCAATCCAGTTCCGCAGGGCGTCAAGGTGATGTGCATCACCTATGATGTGCCTTTCGGCATCGTGCGATTGACATACGAAGGCGACGAGCCGGTGCAGATCGCTGATTGCGACGGCTGGAATAGCCTCGACTTCACGAAATTCGGCGGGGTCGTCAACACGATCGGCGCCCCCGCCGACAACAACTCCAATGGCGATATTCTGGCTACGACAATGGGGTTTGAGGCTGGCTGCACCTTTAATATCAAACTCGAAATGATCAAGAAATATCCATGATCATCAGCGCAACAGGCCTTGGAAATGTGGCATCAATACTCAGCCGCGCTGGGTTGTCGTCTCCTGGGGGTGGGGCTGGCGATAATCGTGTCCAGCTCGTCACCAACGGCACATTCAGCGCGGACGCCAACTGGACCAAGACGACTTGGACCATAGCGGCCGGCGTTGCTGATATCGCCGGCGCCGCAACCGATACCATGACTCAAGCCATCGCGATCACGCCGGGCGTCAACTACCTTGTCACGTTCACGGTCACAGCATTCACTGGTGGCACCGTGACCGCAATCCTCGGCGGGACTTCTGGGACGGCACGAGGTTCCGCAGCGACATTCTCGGAAATCATCAAGGCTGGAAGCACTAACAGTCTCATCAGCTTCTCTGCCGCAGGAGCTACGCTGACAATCGATAACGTATCAGTAGTGCAAACTGGGTAAGAACGATGGCAACGTATACGCACTACAACACATTCGTCGAAAATTTAGCGAACAAGCTGATTGATTGGTTCGGCGCTACTGACACGTACAAAGCAGTTATCCATACTGATGCGCCGGTAGTTGCAACAGACAATGTGCTCGGCGATCTTACGCAAATCGGCGGATCGAACGGCTACACCACAGGCGGCACCGACATCACGTTCAACTCGACACGTACAACCACAGTAGTAACAGCGACATCAGTTGACGTTGTGTGGACTGCATCCGGTGGAAATCTAGGATCAAGCACTACTGGCCGCTATGTAAGCATCTATGATGATACGTCGGCATTGGACAATCTTATGGCTTCATATGATTACGGGTCTACGTTCACGGTTGCTTCAGGCGAGACATTTACTTTGGATTTCGGGGCTTCGCTGGCAACTTTAAGTGCGACATAATCATGCAACCGCATTCACTCGGAAGCTATTCTATCACTGATATCAAGACGCCGGCGCAGAAGGCCAAAGAAGGCGGATGGGCATCACGCCATGGTACAAACTGGCCCAAGGGCACAGTCCTGCCAGAAACTCAGGTGCAAACCTGCCCGCGTGTGAAGGTGGCGGACCTTCCCGAAGGCCATCTCAAGCAAAAACATATTGATCACCTCGAGCAGAACCAGCTTATCGCATCATGTTGCCGCCACCCTGAAAACCACGAGGTTGAGGCGCGCAAGAGCCATCCCGACGAGCCGGCGCCTGACATTTATGTGTTCCACTGCATATGTGGGCGCAAGCATAGATTCTTTTGTGTCGGGCGGACTGATCCGCACCGGCCGGTATGGAGTGCATCGTAATGGCTCGACTTCACGTCATGACCGGCAACGGCAGCAACACGTTTACCGTGGTTTGCCATTCACCGACGCCAGCCGGCAACAACTCCGCTGGCGTATCTTGGGCTACGGCAATCAAGAACGCTTTCAACCCAGTCACGAACATGTCAATCGGCAATGGCTCGGGTCAGATTTCCACGAATGAATCGAATGATGTCGCCGCTGGAAATGTCATTGAGACGACGTTTCAGTTCGACGATAATCCGTCATGGGATTCGGCGACGCGAACAGCGCAATTGAATTTGATCGCAGGGGATGCTGTGACGCGCGTTCAGAATGACTACGCCGCAAGGCTGAAATGGTTCGGGGCGGTAGTGGCATGACAGAAGATCGTATTGCTGGGCTCGTCGCAAAGTTCAATGGCGCGATCAAATACGCGCCGATGCTCACTGACCATCCAGATTGGTCTGATGACGAATGCTTGGCTTTTGCACGCAAGTGGCATCCGGTGGCCATAGCGCAACTGAAGGCGGCCATGGATCGGGATGCCGCTGGAAATGGCCACTGGCACAACCCGCCAAAGGGCGAGCGTGCATGGAATGACCGCATTCCGTATTGCCGCAATCAGCCGACCGGTCCCATGCTGCGGGAGGCGATGAAGTGACCACTGCCTCGGTTGCCTACGGCTCGTCAACGGCTATGACGATCACGCTGACAAGCCTTGCCTCGTCGTCGACATTGCTTGCCGGTCGCGAAAGCACAGTCGTAGACAATACCGGAACGCTCGCGCTCGATTACCTTGTCGGCGGCAAGATCAGGGCAGGCGCTGGAACGCCAATAGCCGGGCAGATCGAGGTGTGGGCGGCGGGCTCTTATGACGGTACGACATTCGCGGGTATTGTCGGAACGGGCGATGCTGCGCTAACGTTGACAAACGAAAAGCCGCGCATGTCGCTGCTCGATATCATCGCAGTGGACACGACCGCATCGCACACTTACGAATTCGGGCCAAAAAGCATCGCCCAAGCATTCGGCGGTGTGGTGCCGAAGAAATGGGGTATCTTTGTTGTGCACAATTCAAGTGCCACGTTGAGCGCGACAGCCGCTGATCACGAAATAAAATACACGGCCATCAACTACACGAGCGCGTGATGGCTGGAAAGTTTGTAAGAGCTTCATCGCAGTATCTCATAAACTCGGCACCTGCACTTCCTTCGACCGGATACCCACTGACAATAGGAGCGTGGTTCACACAAGATGCCATAGCTGCGATTGAGGCAATAGTTACTTACAGTAACTCAGCCGCTGGCAAATTCGGTATTATGACGCTGCAAGTGTCCGCAACAGGACAGATTACGGCAGGAAATGCGCCTGATGCTGGGGGCACAAATGGGGCTACTACAACAGGGACTATATCGACAGGTACGTGGAACTTTGCAGTTGCGCGGCTTATCACAGCAACGAACCGAAAGTTGGCTGCATTGTTTTCGACGGGAGTGTCAGAACACGCTTCAAACGTAACCGGAACAGCGCCGACTGGATTAAACAATATCACCATCGGATGCAGAAATGTAAACGCGTCTCCGGCGAATTTTCACGGCGGGATGATAGGAGAGGTCTGGTACACCAATACGGACATCCAGGCCGATGGGCTCGCGCTCCAGGATGAGACGTTGCGCCAACTGGCCTACGGCGGGCCGTTTTCATTGCCGCACATCGCTAAAGATATCATTGAGTACCGCAGTCTGCGTAAGCATCCATCAAGCGATGGCGATGATCCAAATGAAATATTCAGCAACGCTGGGCCTCAAACGTGGGTGAACACGAACGGCGCAACGATAGGCGAGCACCCGCCGCTACCATATTGGTTTGTGAGGCCAGGACAGACAATGCGTAACCTGATCATCTGACATGGCTATAGGATTTCGACCGCTTCCGCTTGCTGGATTACTCAACAACAAGACACTTGCGGCCGGTGCTGGTTCCTACGCTCTCACTGGCTCGGCCGCATCTGTCCTTGTCAAGAGGATAGTGGTTGCCGCTGTCGGTAGTTATGTTCTTACGGGTGCCACAGCCGCACTGCTGCATCAGTGGAAGGTTGTAGCCGGGGTTGGATCGTATACGCTGACAGGCGCAACAGCCTCGTTGCTGCATAAGTGGAAAGTTGCGGCTGGAGCTGGCGCGTATACACTATCTGGATCTACGGCTTCGCTGTTCCACGGCTGGAAAGTTGCGGCTGGTTCTGGTTCTTACGTCCTCACTGGCGCCACTGTTGCATTCAGAAGAACTTACGTCCTCGGTGCTGGCGCTGGAGCGTATGCGTTGGCTGGCAGTACGGCTTCGTTGCTGCATAAATGGAAGATCGCGGCTGGGGCTGGAGCCTACACGCTAACAGGAACTGCAGCCTCTCTGTTGCACGGATGGAAAGTTGCGGCCGGAATTGGGACGTACGTTCTTACGGGCGTCGGCGTGACGTTCTCGGTGACCTCAGAAGATCGGACTTCTGCGCGGTCTCCGCTATTCCGACGCAGTGCGAATACCTATTGGCGAGGGAGGTCTGCGTCATGATGCGGACGACCTATCGTCCCGGCGATTTCCTCCGCGACTGTGATCGGTGCGGATTTACTGTCTATGCCTCAGAAACCCGCAAGCAATGGGATGGGCTCATTGTGTGCGCGATCGGATGCTTCGAGGAGAGGCACCCACAGGACTTCGTGCGTGGGCGTGTGGACCGGCAGAACGTGCCTGATCCTCGCCCCGTGCCGACTGCGCGCTTTGTCGGGACACTCAACACGGTGACCACAGCGGCGGCGGTGTCTGGCCAAACATTTCTATTGGTGGAATCGACCGCGCGCATGCTGGCAGGCGACAGGCTCAACATTGCGCTCAGCGATGGGAATATGGCGGCGAAATCCATCCTGACCGTGACGAGTTCGGTCCGGTTGGACTTCGCCACGGGCATGCCTGGCGCGGTGCCGAATGGCGCGATCGTGGTTGACCTTACGGCCGTATCAACGGCGGATATCGGGTAATGACAACTAGCGGCGTCTACACGTTCAACCGAACGCGAAACGAAATCATCCACCAAGCCGGGCGCAAAGTTGGAGCGTGGGCGGCGGGGGAGACTGTCGGCGCGCAGGCAATCACGGATTTCGCCGAAACGCTCAACATCATGGTGAAGCATTGGCAAGGTCAAGGCATCCATATCTGGAGAACAACCGAGGCGGTACTGTTCCTGCAACTTGATCAAGTGCGCTATTCGCTGGGGTCGGCATCAACTGACCACGCAACGGAATCGTTTGTCGAAACCAGCATAAGCGCAGATGAGGCATTGGGGCAGACTGTCATTTCCCTGACCAGCACAAGCGGCATGACGGCCAATGACGCGATCGGCATTCAATTGGACGACGGAACGTTGCAATGGACGACGATTAGCGTCGTGGGAGCGTCCACGGTAACGGTCAACGCCGCGCTGACCGACTCGGCATCGGCCGGCAATCTAGTGGTGACATACACGACGGCGCTGGTACGTCCGCTCAAGGTGCTCTCAGCGAGGCGGTTCAATTTCAACAGTGACATCGATACCCCGATGTTCGAGATGGACCGCATCGAATATCAGGAACTGCCGAACAAGACTGCGACCGGAAACGTCAACGGCTATTATTATGACCGGCGCGGTGGTGCCAATACGCTTGGCCTGCTGTACGTCTGGCCGCAGCCGTCATCGATCGACGAATGCGTGAAAATGACGATTGCGCGGCCCATTCAGGATTTCAACGCTGCCGGCGACAATGCGGACGTGCCGACAGAATGGCTGCAAGCGCTCATCTGGAATTTGGCCGAACAAATGGCGCCTGAGTTCGATGTTCCGCCGAACAAGTTCAGCATGATCCAGGTGATGGCTACGAAATATCTAGCCGAAGTTACTTGGTCCGAGGAAGAAAACACGTCTTTGACTTTTGAGCCGGCGAGGCGGCGTTAATGGGCCAAGTCCAATTCGCCACGCAGACATTTACCGATACGGCCCTTCCGGTATCGTCGCAGCGGCTGGTAAATCTGTATGCCGAGCGATGTCCGCCCGATGCAAAGACCCAAGTGGCGGTCAAGGGAAGCCCTGGGGTGGTGTCATTCGGCTCATGCGGCTCTGGCCCGATCCGCGGATTCGACTACATGGGAGGCGTTCTCTACGTCGTCTCAGGTGGGTATCTCTACAGCATGTCGTCGACGGGCTCGGCCACCTTGTTGGGGGGCGTGATATCAGGTTCCGGTCCGGTGTCGCTGGACAACAACGGAACACAGCTTGTCATCGTCAACGGTGTGCATGGCTATGTCTATTCGGTATCGGCGGGGTTCACTGTCATCAACGATGCGGATTTCAACGCAGCGAAGACGGTGCGCTTTCTTGATCAAAGGTTTGTGTTCGATTGGTACGGGACCAACAAGTTCTTCATCTCTGATACGCTGGATGCCACGTCATACGACGCGCTGGCCTTCGCATCGGCGGAATCTCGGCCTGACAATGTTCTGGCCGTCGAGGTGCACCAAGAAATCCTGCTGGTCTTCGGCGACAAGACTATTGAACCGCACCAAAATGTGGGGGCAGCAAACTTTCCGTTCGAACGGGTGCCAGGCGGCGTCATCGAGCGCGGGCTCGGCGCTGTGTATGCCATCACGCAAGAGGATAACACGGTCTTCTTCCTCGGCGAGGATCGGATATTCTACAAGTTGTCAGGGTCGAGTATCAGCCGCATATCCACGCATCCGCTGGAGCATGAATGGGCGCGGTACGATGTCATTTCCGATGCTGTGTGTTTCTCCTATACCTTCGCCGGCCACAAATTCATCGGGATCACGTTCCCTACGCAAAGCCGCACGTTCCAGTATGACATTGCCTCCGGGTGGCTCTGGCACGAGCGGCAATCATGGGACCTCAACGGAAACCCGATGGGGCTCTGGCGGTTCTTCTGCGTGATTGATGCCTACGGCAAGACACTTGTTGGCGATGCGTTCTCTGGTGCTGTGGGATATCTGTCCGATACGACATACACCGAGCTTGGCAACACGATGCAGGGCCTGGCCGTTTCGCCGCCGATCCATCATGATCGCAAGCGCCTGTTTCATGCCGGCTTTGAACTCGATGTAGAATCCGGAGTCGGCATTGCGACGGGGCAGGGCTCTGACCCGCAAATCATGTTGGACTGGTCGGACGACAAAGGCCACACATACACCGATCAACAGATATGGTCGTCGATGGGTGCCGGCGGGGCATACAATACGCGACTGCGCTGGACCAGGCTCGGTCAGTCCCGAGATCGGCGCTACCGTATCACGATTTCAGATCCAGTGCCGCGGACCATCATGGCCGCGCACGCCGACCTGATGCTTGGCGCATGAGTGAATACGGTCTCTGCCGCGATGCAGTCAAATGCCGTCGCAAGCGCTGCGGATTACAGACAAGCATTACAGAAACCGCAGATGGGCATCCACTCGGGCTGCGATATCTCGGAGCTGCCTGCTGCAGAGTGTGCGGCAAAAGTTGGACTTACGCGCGGACAGAAGGAACTGCGGCTGAAGTGAGAAAAGAGAAATCATGAACAGTCAATGTAGTTCCTGCCGATTCTATCGCGTCGATCCGCGCAATCTCAAGCAGGGAACATGCCGTTTCAATCCGCCAATGCCGGCCATGATTAGCAGCCCGACCGGGCAGCCAATCAGCATAGGCATGTTTTCGCCCGTGCAGGAAAACGAGTGGTGGGGAAGTTCGAAACTAATCAGCGCGGGATGAACTCGTGACGGGCGCAATATCTGCCGCTGCCAAAGCCACGCCGCTGCCGCATGCGAACGTGGGGCGGCCGATGGTCGACACAGAGACGGGCCAGCTCACAAGGCACGGAACGCAGGTTCTGTCTGCGTATCGAGAGCATGTCGTTGGTTCGAACCGGATCACGCCATGCTCGGCAAGTGGAACAAACGTCATAAGTTTGACGCCGAACGATTCGGCGCCGGTCATCGAGAAATACGTCGACTATGAGTTCTTCCCATTCGTTGCCGCCAACAACTCGACAGGCGCCGTCACCATGACCGTAGTGCCGCGCACGGGGGCGCTGGCCACGCTCAAGGCATACAAAACGAATGGATCTGCACAAGCCGGGGCGGGCGATATCACGGCTGGTCTGCTCTACATTGCTGTGTATGTCGACAGTCTCGACAGCGGCGCTGGTGGATTTGTGCTGAAATGAACTACACGCTTACGGTCAAGCCGGAGCCGATCAGTCTTAAGGTTTTGTGCGACGACGTTGCTGCGCTGCCAATGCGTAAGCGGGTTCATGCTCTGGAGGCTGAATTACTCAAGTTGCCGCAGTTGGAAATCCCTCCGAAGCATTATTTCTCCGAAGGAGCCTACGCTCGGGAAATCACCATTCCGGCCGGAGCGGTAGTCACAGGCAAAATACACAAGCATTCGCAAATCAATATCCTGTCAAAGGGCGAGATCAGCGTGTTGACCGAGAATGGGATTGAGCGGGTAAAAGCGCCGTTCACGGTCGTATCTCCGCCTGGCACGAAGCGCGTGGCGTTTGCCCATACGGAATGCGTGTGGACGACGATCTTGGGGACCGATGAAAAAGACCCGGAATTGATTGAACAGACGTTCACGACCAACAGCGAAGCCGAATATCTCGAATACGTCGCGCAACTTCAACTTGAGGCACCATCATGTCATTCCTAGCGGCGGCAGTTGGCGGCGGCGCTCTTATTGGAGCGGGCGCAAGTCTATATGCATCGAACCAGCAATCTGACGCTGCAGGGCAGGCGCTCGCGTTCCAAAAGCAGCAATACGCCGACAGCCAAAAGCACATCGCCCCGTACCTTCAACAAGGCCAGTCAGCGCTCGGCTATCTCGGTCGTCTCAATCACGGTGATATGAGCCAGTTCTACGCATCGCCGGATTATCAATTCCGTCTCGGCCAAGGGCTGAACACGCTGCAAAACTCGGCGGCAGCCAAGGGCGGGCTGCTTTCAGGCAACGCCATGCGCGCGATTAGCGATTACGGGCAGAACACGGCGGCGAGCGAGTTTGGCAATTACTGGAACAGGATGTTTCAGCAATCTCAACTCGGCCAGTCAGCAGCGCTCGGTCAGGGGCAACTCGGCGCAACGCAGGCGGGCCAGATCGGCGGCACGATGATGGGCCAAGGACAGGCCAATGCATCGGGCGCGGTCGGGGCGGCCAATTCGATCAACGGCGGCATCAGCAACTATGGCTATCTCAATTATTTGAACAACAAGGGCGGCGGTGCAGGGAGCGCATACGCGCCAAGCGGCGGCTCTGGTCCCGCCTACGATCCATATATGAACGCAACGTAAGGCGCTCGCCATGGTCGACAACGCAATTGCCCTGCAGGTCCGCCCGCTAGACATTTCCACGCCGCTCATGCAGGCGGCGAAGATGCGGCAGATGGAATCCGAGCAGCAGATGCAAAAGCAGGCCAACGACCGCGAGGAAACGGCGTCGGCAATGCGCGGGCTTGCACCCTATGCTGACTCGCCGGAGTTCGGCGCACGATGGGCGCAGACGTTCGACGACCTCGCGCAGCGTGGCGTAATCCGGCCCGACATCGCGGCCAACATGCGCAACAACCCGAGCCAGTTGCAGTTGCGGAGTGTGCTGGCGCAGTCGGAAAAGCCGGAACTACAGCTGCAGCGTGAACAATTCACCGAGATCCAGAAACAACACGCCATCGCGCAAACCAACACGGACCGATCGTTCAATGAGGGCGTGCGTCAATTCAACGTCGGACAGGAGACAAAAAACCTTGCCCCCGGCTTTGTGCGCACCCCGGAAGGAGGGCAGGCATTCGTCCCAGGCGGCCCGGCCGACCCGAAGTATATTGCTGACACAAAGGGCGAGAAGTCGCTCCCCGAGCAGGTTGCAGAGCGGCAGAGGGCCGTTGTCTCCCGCAACATGGACCCGAACGACCCACACATCCGTTCCTATATTCTGACCGGACGTTTCCCGAAGGAAGACCAGCAGCCTCTTACGGCGACCGACAAGAAGGCTATTCTTGAGGCTGACCAGCATGTCATGGCGCATGATCAGACACTTGAACTACTGAATGAAGCCAAACAACTTTCGCCAAAGGCCATGGGGTTCAAAGGAGCCGGAACGATTGGAGTTCTCGGCGCGCCATTTAGCCAGACGGCGGCCGATACCGCGCAACTTGATACCCTTGTAACCACAAAGGCGGTCGGCGAACTGAAGGCGATATTCGGAGGTAACCCGACCGAAGGAGAGCGTGCGATTCTTCTTGATATCGCGGGGTCGTCGAAATTGCCGGATTCTGAGAGGCAGAGAATATACAATCGCGCAATTAATCTTGTCGAGAAGCGTCGCGAGTTTGCGCAGCGGCAAGCCGATGAGTTGCGGGGCGGCACGTACTTTAAGACGAATGGCGGGCAGTCCCGAAACAGCGTAGAGGCGCCGGCTGGAACCGATCCGGCGAAATGGGACGCCGCTATCAAGCTCCTCAAGTCAAATCCGAAACTGGCTGAGCAATTCGACGAGGTGTTCGGTGTAGGCCGGGCGGCGCGCATTCTTGGGGTCATAAAATAAATGGCCAATCCGTTCGAACAATACGCGCCCGCTCCAGCAAATCCATTCGAGCAGTTCAAGCCGACTGGCGGCCAAGAATTTCCAGAGCAGGAAATTGGCGGCAATGGTCGGCCGACCAGGATTACCGTCCGCCCTCGCACTGATTTGCCTGTGCTGCAGAACAATTCCATGCGGCCCGAAATGGGGACTACGAAGGCGCTTGGCGTTGGTGCGGTCAACGGCGCGACGGCCAACTTTGCCGATGAGTTCTACGGTCTTCTGAGGGCTGGCGGCGGCGGTCTTCCAGACGTGGCGACGATGGGCGTCAATCCAGCCGGAACGGCCGCGAAGGGTATGGTGGGCCTGGCTCGGCTCGGCTACGAGCATTTGACCGGCCAAGCAGGCGAGGCGACCAAGGCATACGAGGAAGCGCGCGTCGCATGGCGACGGCAAACCGCTCAAGCCGAGGAAGATCACCCGGTCGCGAATATAGTTGGTAACGTGGCTGGCGGGGCGGCCCTTCCTGGCCTTGCGGCGGCCCGTGGTGCACCTTTGGCGATCCGCGCTGTAAGGGGCTCCATCACTGGAGCGGGTGTGGGCGGCGTTTCTGGCGTCGGTGCGGGGGAAGATTTAGGCGATCGGGCAACGCAGGGCGCGGCCGGCGCAGTTATAGGCGGGGCGGCTGGGGCTGCTGCTGTCCCTCTCGGTGAACTCCTTACGCGTGGGGCGGGCGCGGCGACAAATTATGTGCGGCAGCTCTACCGCGGCATTACCAGCCCGGCACAAGAGGCTGAGCGGCGGGTTGCGCAAACCGTCATCGATGCCCAAGCACGCGGCGGACAGGATGTTGTGCCCATCCAGAACATGCGTGCGCTGCAAGCCGAAGGGCAGCCCGTCACGGTGCTTGATGTTGCCGGCCAGGGCGGGCGCAACATGGCGCGATCCGTTCGAAACACGCCTGGCGCCGATGAGGGTACGCAGGCGCTGCAAGGAATGGTCCAAGACCGATTCAGAGGGCAGGCTGAACGCACCGCGGCCTGGCTCGATCGGCACACCCCATTTAAAAACGGAGTGGCATTCGATCGTATCCTTGAGGCCAATCGTTCCGCCAATGCGCCAGCCTATGCGCGGGCGTATGCGGAGGGGCGGCAGGCCATTGCTGCTTGGGAACGAGCTAATCCGGGCAGAGATGTCAACCAAGCATTCTTGACGCCGGAATTGAAGCGGCTTGCTAGCGCCCCCGATGTTGTTGATGCATTTGGGCAGGTTGAACGCAAGCTGGGCAATCAAAGCATTATCGAAGGTTTCCAATCGCCACGACAAACACCATTCGCTCGCAATCAGCGCGGCCGGCTTGATGCAAGAGAACTTCCGAGCGGCAACAGGGATATTCCCGACCTTGAGGCGTGGGACCAAGTGCAGCGCGTTTTGGGTGCGCGGGCGCGCGCGGCATCCACCACGCCGGGCGGGGCTGATGAAGCGCGGCAACTCGGTCTCTTGCGCGATCGGCTCAACGCGGAACTTGACAGAATAGCCCCATCGTTCCAGCGGGCGCGCGGCACGGCTTGGCGCGGATTCAGGGCCGATAATGCCTACGATGCCGGCATCAACTACGTTTCATCGACGGCTACAGGGCGCGAGGCCGAGGCGCTGCAGCGTCAAATCGCTGGCATGACAGCCCAAGAAAGGCACCTTTTCGCTGCTGGGTTCGCGCAATCTCTTATGGCGCGGGTTCGTGAGACTGGAGACGGCGTTGATGTTGTGCGCCGCATATACAATTCACCGGCGGCGCGGGCGCGCATCGTCGACTCGCTTGGCCCTCGACTTGCTCACGAGATGGAAGCCTATCTGCATGTTGAGGCTGTGATGAATTACGGACGCAATGCAGTATCGGGAAATTCAACAACACCACTGCAACTATTGACGGCGGGCATGGCAGGATCGCTTGGCTATGGTGCCATCACCGGGAATTGGGATGTATCAAGCCTTATCGCCGGCGGGGCGGCTGCCAGTGGGCGGCATGTCATGCGGGGAGCCCAGGCGCGATTGGCCAATCATGTTGGGCAAATGCTTTCCTCCAATGACCCGCAAGTCTTCGCTGGAGGGGTGCAAGTTCTCGCACGATCTCGACAGCTCCTCGATAATCTCCGCCTCGCGGTCGACCGTATCGCCTCCCGAGGGCCATCCCAACAAGCCGGCGGGGTAGCGGGTGAAACTGCCCGCAGCATAGTGCGCGCCGATAACAACGAAGAACCAGTTCCAGGGCCAGCTAACTAACGTAACCCAGATCACGATGGCGGATATCCATCCCCATCGCCTCAACAAGGTGGCTCTCTTAGCTGCCTTTTTCTCGTTTGAGATCAAATCCAAAACTTCGAAACTCATGATTTGGGGCTCCTAAAATGGTCAATCGTCTGACGAATCCGCGCCCACAGTTCTCCAATTCTGCTGGTTTGCCCTATTCCGGTGGCATCCTGCGGTTTTACGCTTCTGGCACTTCGACGCCACTAAGCGTCTATTCAAACTCCGATGGCGTGACAGGTGCGTCAACAACGATTACCCTAAATTCGGCCGGAAGGCCATCGCAAGACATATTCCTTTCATCGTCCCTCTACAAAATGACGCTGGAGGACTCGTTAGGGAATATTATTTTCACCGCAGACCCCGTTTTCACTTCTGATTATTCAACAACGGCCAAGGTTCAGGGGTATTCCGGCAATCCCAATACGCATGTGGCAGGTACAGCATCGGCTGGGGCTGTTCCTGCCGATATGGTGTGGGATCGGTCCAATAATGCCCTCTACATCTGCACCACGACGGGCAACGCTGCTGCGGCGGTGTGGACTGTTGCCAATGTTACGGCTTTGAAAAATTGGACTACCGCAGGGCGCAACGTTTCTCCGACTGCTGGAACGGACTTCGGATACAACACGTCTATCAACGCCTTGGAGTTTTGGAACGGCACAATCTGGTTATTGCTCGGATATCCTCCTGGGGCGCAGCGACTTACATCTGGCACGGCCGCAACCTTTACACCAAGCGGGGGTGCGGTGCGCTGGCGTGTCCGCATGTGGGGAGCTGGCGGCGGCGGCGGTGCAAGAACGACCAATGCAGGCGCGAATGGAACTGCCAGTTCATTTCAGGTCAACAGCACAGGAACGGCTTGGACGGCAGCGCTTGGCGCCGGCGGGGCAATAGCAGGCGCAGGCGGCGCGGGTGGGTCAGGCGGTACTGATGGGTCAACCGGAACTCTGATTGATCGCGCCGCCGGTGCCGATGGCGGCGTATCGACAATGCAGACTGATGCGACCGGTGACGGGCAGGCAGTGTTTACCGGCGGGGCTGGCGGTTCGTCGTCACGAGGCGGCGCTGGAATGCCGGCCGCAACTACGGGCGGGTCAGCAAAGACGAATAGCGGTTCCGGTGGTGCGGGCGGCAATAGCTCCATCACGACGAAAGGTGGCGGCGGTGGCGGTGCTGGAGAATATGTAGAGTTCTGGGTCACTGGAATGACGACGGCAACTTACACTGTGGGCGCGAAAGGAACTGGTGGAGCGGCAGGCGGCAGCGCAGGCGGTGATGGTGGGGCGGGCCTCATAATTGTTGAGGAATATTACAACTAGCTCGGGATCATGCGCTTGCAGAGTTGTTCAATTGCTTTTTTCACGTCTCTTGCGTTGGCTTTTGTAATTTCGTTTGTCTGCCAGACTTCGAATGCGATCTGTCCAGCATCCCATGTTTGCGTTTTAAATTTACTAACAAGTCTGTCTCCAGCGATCGATACGAGAGCTTCTATCTGACGGTTCATCGGAGCGCCCCATGAAAATCCTCGCCTATCTGGCGACCATATCCCTATTGTCCCTGTCTGTCATGCCCCTCATGGGGCAAGAGCGACATAGCCACGATGGGGAGGTTGGCCAGTTCTACATGCGCTGGATGCAGCCTGGCACCCGCACGGTCTCCTGCTGCAATAACCAGGACTGCGAGGTCGTCGAGCAGGTGCGCCGGTTCAACGGCCAAATCCAGATGCTGCGCAAGAGCGACGGCCAATGGCTGACAATCCCGCCCGACCGGCTGGAGAGCAACCACGACGATGCGCGGGACAGCCCGGACGGCCGCAGTCACATGTGCAGCAGATTCGACAACGTGTTTTGCGCGGTGCTCGGCAGCGGAATTTGAACCTTTAAGCAATCCTTAATAGTTGGAGGATGGATGGCCGATTGGAGACTGGCCCGCTGCTTGGAAACGCTGCGCTCGCAGGTCAATGCGCAATGGCCAAACCGTGACAAATCATGGGATGGCACGTTGGGTGACGCCGCGCACGCCGCTCGCAAGAGTGAGCATAACCCGGATGATCATGGGGTAGTCCGGGCAATGGACATCACGCACGACCCGACGCACGGGTTCGATTCATATGCCTTTGCTGACTTCCTCCGCGAGAATTGGGATGATCGCGTCCAATACATCATATCCAATCGACGGATCGCGAATATCGATGTCGGTGCCAAGGCCTGGCGCGTCTACAGCGGAGAGAACCCGCACGACCATCACATCCACATTACGGTAAGGGCGGACGATCGCGGCGATGACCCGCGGCCATGGAATATCGAGGGCGCGGGTGCGCCTCCCCCGCCGAAGGAGGGGCATGTGTTGCTCAAGGTTGGCGACCATGGGCCCGCCGTGGTCGAGCTGCAAACGCTGCTCGGCGGAATCGATGCGGATGGAATATTCGGACCAGCCACGACTGCGGCGGTGCAGGCGTATCAATTCGCGCATGGTCTTGATCCTGACGGGGAGGTTGGGCCCCTGACGTGGGCCGCGTTGCTTGGCGGCGCGCCGGCTGAGCCGCTGCCGATGAATACCCAGACCAGCAAGGGGAGCTGGTACAGCCAATACCGCGGTAAATATGATTGGCATGACGGCGAGGACAAGCCGAACTCCGCAGCGCTTGGGGTGCCCGACGACGCGCAAGGCATCGCCAGGCCGCAGAGGTTTGGGACCATCGGGACGTGGTTTATGGTCCGGGCCCCCAACGGCAAGGTATCGATCGAGCAACAGACGGACCACGGGCCCGGCGCATCGACCGGCCGAACGATAGACATCAGCGCCGCGGCCGCGGAACGGTTCGGCTACAGCCCGCAGAACTTCCCAACCGACAGCATTTTCACTTTCTGGCCTGTTGACCCACCGAAGGAAGTCGCAGGCCTCACGCCACAGCAGCAGGCCGTCAAATACCGTGACATCCGCAAAGGACTTCCGCCCGTGACCGTACCAGATCCAATCACGCCCCCGGCCAAGCCGCCCGTCTTGCCGCCTATTCCGGCCGTGCCAGGCGGGGGCGATCTGCAATTGTACGCCAGCCGCGCGCTGCAATTCCTCGTCGACCACGAGGGGAACCTGCACCAATTGCTGACGTTCGCGGTTGCCCTCAACAACTCCACGTCGCCCTACAAAGTCTCACCCCCAACCGGGGCGCCGGCTGGCCAGCCGACTGACCCAGTAACGCAGCGCCCGTCTGTGCAGGTCGGGGTGCTCGGCGCAATTGCGGCAGCGCTCGGCTGGCAGACCGGAATGATAACGCCAGACACCGGGGGGCTGATTGGCATAGCGGCAGGTGGCATCGCAGCCCTCGGCGCCACGGGGATGTTCGGGCCGCTCGGCAAGTTTGCGTCAAGTGCGTACCAAATGTGGCAAAACGCCCAGATAAAACCACCAACCAAATAGGAGATATCATGTTCGGAATTGTGAACTACAAGACCACGTTTACCGGCCTCGCTGCCATCTTCGCTGCTGCCGCGCACCTTCTCAACTCGTTTGTGAGTGGAGACTTCAACATGGTCGTGGCGGACGCCGGCCTGATCTTTGCCGGCATGCAGGGACTGTTCGCCAAGGACAACAACGTCACTGGCGGCACCGTGCGGCAGTAATGGGAATAACTCCAGTGGAACCCTATCTTGGTCAAATCGTTACCATTGGAGTGTTCCTTGCCGCTCAATGGCTATCCCACATGAAAACAACGTCGGCCATCGAGGCGGACGGCAAAGTTTTGAAGGCGCACATGGAAAACATGCAGAAGGAAATGTCGGGCATGCAAACTGTGCTGAGTCGCCTCGCCGACGTGCACGGACGAATTGACACCATGCAGCAGGTCAATCTGCTGCAGGGCAAGCGCGTCGATGATCTGCAGACGCGCATTAATCAGCTGATGGATCGGGAGCAGGAGCGGCAGAACTAGCCGCACCTTGCCCATCAGCGTGCAGGTCGAATGGTTCAATCTCGTTGGTTTCGAGATTGAAACGGTCAAACGAAATACCGAGCATTTTGCAAACCGTCACGGGGATAGGCCCGTCGAATATCCCGGCATGCTTCGGGATAAAGTCGATCTGGCATTTATCGCACCACAGGTGTTTGGCGTATTCTGACCATTGCGTGTCGTGGTTGCCACAAGCACACGGCGCCATCTCGTAAGTGGCGGGCGGTTGGACGTAACACCAAGTGCGTTTTTCAAGCGTCATATCACTCATCGCTTACCTGTGCCGACCCCGGCGCTTTGGTTTTTCATACTTGATCCTCCCTGTGACTGTCATCCAGTCCAAAACAGCGCCGCTCCACAGGTCCCATACTTCCTGCTTTGGGTTTGCGCCAGCCGTTATGAGATAGCGCGACGCCTGGGCTACGACTTCAGCGCGGCGGTAGCTTTCCAGCTTGCGCTTTGAAAGCTTCATGACACTCACCTGTTTAGGTGTGTCAAAACGGCAGCGCTTCGCGGCGCTTTTGCTCGGCCCTGAGTTCGTCCATTCTTTCTGCCATCCACTCGCCTGGAGACCCTGACATGCCGTCCAGATTGGCGCGCATGTCGTCCCAGTTCTTTTCGAGGCGCGCGAGTTCTGAGGCTAGTTGATGAATCGAAAGCTCTCGTGCGGGCGTGCTATCGATGCTGTACGTCTGAGGAACGGTCGCCACACCCTGCTCAACTCTATCGTCGTATCCGTATCTGGTGCCACCCACGACTTGATCGGTCGGCACTCCCTGCTCATGTGCGCGCAAGACATGATAGGCGCGCACAAAATCGTCGTGGTCGACAGTGCTCCGGTCTATCGTCATGTCGCCATTGTCGTTGTAGACGCAGTCGGCAAACGGCTTGAGCGCCGCCCGCAGCCCGACATTCTCAATTGACTTCTGATCGGCGATGGCCATGGCCGCCCGCTTGGCTTCCTGCAGGCGCGCGTTCTCGGTCTCAAGCTCGGCAATTCGCTTCTGTGCTTTCTCGTTTATGAGGCTGATAAACGCATCCGGGATTTGTGGGATTGGCGTGTCCATTGGGTGGACTCTCCTCAGGTATGTGTGTTCAGTCTTCAATTAGTTTTCCGTAGTGACATTTGGAGCACGTTCTCCAATACGAATGATAGATCGGTCTATATTCGTGGTATTTTCCGTGCATCCAAAAGCACCTAATTCGCACGAATAGAAATTTCAAACAAAAAAGATGTCGGCTCATTTGGCGTCCTCCTTGCTCACACTCTCACCGTGTGCTGCGTGGCCAAACTTACGCCTAACTTGCCAGTGCCCCCGACACTGAATATCGCTCGTTGCGTAATTATAGCCGGCGATTGTGTGGCATGGAAAGCCTTCAGGCTCTATTCGAGCGAGTTCAATACGCTCTGCCTTCGAAATCTTGAGCCGAAAAGGACAATCCTCGCACATCTTGGCTGCTCTGCGCATGGTGCTCATCGCTTACCTTGTTCCGTGTGCTGCGGTCTGAATAATTCTCAAGATTCCGATCTTGTTGTCCCACAGAAGTTGTTCGAGCGAGACGTATTCTTTGCTTCCGAGTATCATGTCGCTGGATAGCCAATCGCGAATGCGGCGATCAAGCTCCGGGGCCAAGTCTGAGGCCATGAGTTTGATGTTCTCGTTCACGGTGTGCCTCATCGCTTATGTTCGTCGGGTTTCTTTGGATCGCGGTGTCGCGGTAGCCCGTCAAGCTCATCAATAATTGGCTTAGAAACTTCCTCCGGGCAATGGCGGGCCATGTGCCGAATGAGGCCACGCAAGCGCGCGTTCTCCTGCCGTAGAATGGTGTCATCACCTCAGGTAAGAGTGTCACGGTGCGGGCACTCAAAGTCACATTCCTCGCTACCCGCCTTCGTGCATGATCTGGAAAGTCGGCCGTTTATCCATCGGCCGCATTCTTCACCTGGTTCCGGGCCGTCTTCATGCCACTCGTCCGCCAACATCTCAGCGTCGATGGCGTCTTGTGTCCAGGGCATTTACTTCTCCTTCGTCCCACCCTCACCGAGAGTGCCGGCCGCTATGTGATATCCGCACATCGCGCAATAACTCCACCATTCTTCGGTCGGATCGCCGCAGGAGGCACATGGCGGACAGCCTAGCCCGCGATCCTGGGACCATTGCATGCGCATCTGGTTATGCTTGCGGAGTAGTGTTTCCACCGTCATCGTGAGTGCCTATGCGTTCGCGATTTCTAACAGGAAGTCGGCGTGGCACGGTTGATCTAGCGCGCACCAACAAGCGAGGTCTTTTCCGCGCAAGTTTTCCTGCACCCATGCGTGATGGTGCGGCTCTGGCCACATCAGCGCCCTGTAGCAATCAACGGCTTCCTGTTGCGTTTCGACGTTACGCCCCAGTCTGTTGGATCGTTCGCCGATCTTCCAGCGATTGCCCCACATCGTCGGCCTGCCGACATAGACGGCGTTCTCTGGCATGCGCCAGCCTTTCGCTCGTTTTCGCTGTATGCGCTTCGGCATTGCTATGTCACCCCTTTGAGATGAGTGGCTAGGTGAGAGTAGCAAATCGGCCGTCGTGGAACTCGGCCTGTGGCCGAACCCAAAGCGTCCCATCCTGCCCCTCATAGATAACGGCTGGCGTCATGGTCGCTTCGATGGTTGCGGCGTGATGCACCAAGCGATAGAGATGGCCAGTCTTGCCGTGCCGATGCGTAGGCTTCCAGTCCTGGTAGGCGCAATCCGCACACGACAGCGCACGCTTATCTCCAATAAATTCCGCACTGCATGTTGTGCAGGTGCATGTGTATCCGCCCGGCGCCCAAGCTCTGCGGTGCGGCCTGTCGTCTTGCTTGAAATCTTTTATCATGTTGTCTCTCATGTGATGGGTG